TTTATCAAAAAACCTACAACCAGGATTGAGTATAGCACCGTATAAACTATTAAGATTGATCTTCTTGACCAACTGTCGCTTGTCCCAAAATGCCTTATCTGCATCTGTGGTTGCTTCTTTCTTTTTGGCTTGTAGTTCTTGTCTTTCTGCATACCATCTCTCCAATAGTCCAGGTACGATACCCTGGAAGTCTGTTTTAAAGATAGTGCCATTAGCACTGATGTTCCAAGGTTGATCGCTATTAAAAACTAAATTGTATACGTCAGCACCAGTTACTTCTACACTTGAACCGTCTTCCATGTCTAGGTGCATAACAGTATCAACATCTTTAGACATCACTAATTCATATTCATTAGAACCAAACTTACCTAACCAAGCATCAGCAAACGATAACTTTTCAAGTTTCATTTTGTTTGTGATTTCTTCATCTGTTAGTGTTGGTCTTAGTTGCCCAACAATAGTCTCAGGAGCCATATTCAATGCACGAAACACACTTGGATACAGACTGTTTATGTCCATACTGCCTACCCATTCGTGGAAACCTTTTTTAGGAAATGCCACATAAGCACCAGCGGCCTGAGTATTGTTTTTTTCTCGTCTATCTCTGTCGGGAACTACAAAGTCCCGTCTGTGTGCTTCATTGATAATTGCTTGTTCTGTAGTTGCAACCGCTCCCATTGTAGTCACAAGTAATACAGTATTGTCGTGTGCAATAGTGTTTGCAAGGTCAATAAACTGTAGTTTTTTGTCCATTTTAGCAAGTAGCATAACGTCTTGAATATTGTATTCTAAGAAACGTTCATAGTCGTGATTATAAAGTCTATCTAAACTACCTTCATAAACAACTTTCTTTTCACCTAACTCCATTTCTCCAATAAAGTCTAGTCTATAACTATGACGTTCTTCATAGTTGTATTTGCGATACAGTTGCAAGTAGTCTAAGTGTACTCTCCCAATCAAATCAAAACTTTGCCGCTCACTACCAAATGATTCAAACAAACGTTCTTTGGGCATTTGTCCAAACAAACACAGTCTACGCAATTCACCTTTGCCAAGTATTTTAATGATGCGGTTTACAGTGTAAGGAATATCATAGCCTTCACTGTTCCAACCACTTAATATATCTGCATCTTCAATTAGAGTTAGAAATGTGTTTAGCATTTCTGCTTCGTCTTTGAATATCATTACTTCAGAATGTTTACTTGCTATGTTTTTTGCCTGTTGCCAGTCTAATGTCTTAGGTGGTACACTCAAACAAACCATTGCGTCCATCCAGTCTAAATAAACACCAATCGCTGTGATAGGCATAAATGCTTCTTCTGGACTAGCAAATCCTTTTACAGGATCAAAGTCTACCTCAATATCAAAAAATGCAGTGTGCAGTTTAGGAGCATCTACATTTAAATAGTTTTTTTCAAGTGTTTTGTTTACAGGTTTGATATCTGTTTCGTACAGTTGCCCGCTTGCTTTGTTGATAGCAATGTTTTTTCTAAATTCTTTGAGAGTCTTACAACGAACTTCTGTAACAGGATCTCCAAACACACTTCTCTTTTTGCCGCGGGGGTCAGCATAGTAAAAATTGTATTCTGGATTAAGTGTGATTATTTTACGTTCACCATTCACACGCTCGGATACATAGATCTTATCCTTTGTCGTGTCGTGAAACGCATCGACGTAACTCATTTATAATAACTCCAAGCACCACTTCCGGCTGATGCAATACCAATAAAAATATTTATATTAAAGTGTTTTGCCAACTGTTTCTAAAATGGTTTCAAGTTCATCAAAATTATCTCTTTCGTCAGTGAACTTGGCTTTGTGAGCAATCTTAATAGCCTTCATTAAAATGCCGGGTTTAAGATCCATTTCTTCTGCAATCGCTTTTACTGTGTCTCGCAATCCTTCGTTAAGAGATTCAACTTCGTATAGAACTTGATCACCTTCTTGTACTAATTTCTTGAGACGTGCTTTTTCTTCTTCGTTAAAAACTTTGTTAAATGCCATGATGTGTCCTTATAATAGATATATTTAACATTTCTAAAGTATTGTACACTATTATTTAGGCAAGGTCAAGTGATAAATACATATAGAACAGTAACAGAGTTTTGTAGGAGAAACGATGGCAGAAACAGTAGAAAAAGTCAGTACAGGAAACGTAGAAATTGATGTAGCCAAGTACACTGAAATGGTTTTGAAACTTGACGAAGCACAAGACAAAATCAAAGAAATGGAAAAGGTTGCAAAAGAACTTAAGATTGCTACTGCGGCGGCACAACCCAAAGAGAAATTTTCTTTTGGTGCGTTGTTTAGAGATGAAAATGATATCAATGAAAAATCAATCATTGGTTTTGCATCATTTATAATGATGTTAGCATTTGGTATCACAGACCTAGTAACAGGTTTTTGGGGTATGGATTTAAGTATATCTGATACCATTTACACATCTTTTGTTGTGGTAACACTTGGTAGTTTCGGTATTGCTGAAGCCGGAAAAGCATTCAGCAAGCAATAAAAACTTTATAAATATTAGATATGATTGATAAATTTTTAAGATGGCACATGGGATACCTTGAGGATCTCAGAGTAAAATGGAACTTTAGCCAGTACGGTTGGTTATGGTTAGCATACACTAAAGGTTTAATCTTTGGTGCCTTCTTAATGTGGATTTTATAATGTTTACCAAACACTTTGCAAGAATAGTAACCAGAGAAGAACTTGATGATCAAGATGTCATTGAGTATTTTGATATAGTACAAAGTGTGGTTGCAACCAAACTGCTGATTGCGTTTGATGATGGCAAAGAAAAAGTAGGCATAGAAGTTATATCTTATACTGATGAAGACGAAGAAGGTGATCTTTGGATATACGAAATAGTATTAGACGAAGAGATCACTCCCGAAGAAGGCGATGAAATTGCAGAAGAGCTGTTTGACTACTTCGATGATATGAAATTTTCTTTTGAAGCATCAATAGAAATTTAAACATTTATGGCAAGAGACAGTAAAGGCATACCATTTCACCCGTCTGAGTATAATCCAGATTACCCTAGAATAAAGTGTAAACAGTGTGGCCTCATGAACAGTTGCACACATACACCTATGGATGCTGAACCTTGGTATCCTAGACTGCCTATATTATTAGAAGGTGGCATGGTAGAAAGCATAGATGATTTTGTATTACACCCTTATACAGAATGGAGTTTGAAAAAAATCAGAGATGCAAAGGTTAGTAATCACAAATTAGTTATAGAGCATTTTGTTCATCCTGATTTGCAGTATAATTGTATCGACAAGTGGCCATTAAACATGTATAAAATAGATGTAGATGGTAGATTACAAGCAGATATCGATTGTAACGAATATTTTAAACAGTTGTTTGATTTGGTATTCGATAATGAATATGTGCGTTGTGCTGTTGCTGATAAATTAAATATAGAAAAAGAATTTGAAACCAGTATGTGGTTATGGCAAGACACTGAACGTTTTAGAGTAAATGATGTTCATGTAGATCATGAAAACTTTGATATTACATTTGGATTATACTTACCAAGTAATCCTGATTTAAAAAATTATGGGACTCAGTTTTGGCAACCAAAGGTGTTTGAAAAAGATCTAACCAAGAGTTTATTAAGAGAAAATTGTAACCTCATAGATCAATTGCCATTTGTAGCAGGACTCACATACTTTATGCCACGCGGTAATAAAAGTTGGCATAGCAGTCCAATACTTGATAGAGAGATGAAGAGAAAACATGCTTACGGATATTACAAGTCAATTTGATCATATGATTGCTCGTGTAGAGCAATCTGAAATTTTAAATGATCCATGGCCTCACATGTTTGTAACAGAAGTAATCAAACCTCATGATTATAGAAAGTTTGTAGAGTTTGAAGATCAGGAAGGATTAGTAGAAGAATATGATCCTATTACTGGTAGAACACAATACAATGTCGATACAACAAAATTTACTGAACCTGAAGTTAGATATTTTAACAAACAAGCAAATAAATTTTTTCATACTGTTGCTGACAAGTTCGGACTTACTTTTCATAATCAAATAGTTTTACCTACTAGCAACTTCTGGATAGACACCAGTGAATTACTCATAGATGATATCCACATAGATGCTTTTAAGGATACAGGCTTTACACTCAGTTGTTTGATATATCTACCCGTAGACAATAGTCAAAAACATTATGGCAGTAAATTATTTGTTTATAACGGTGATAATTTGGAAAACGACACAATCCAAGATGAGGGCACACTAACGCCACACATTGTTAAAAAGGACAAAGAGGAAAACTTTAAATGTGTAAGAACATTGCCTTTTATACCAAACTGTATGTTTATTGCACCTAACTTTGAAAAGACTTGGCATCAAGCACCTAAGATTGCCGAAGGAGATGTGAGAAAAAGTCTTATG